CAAGAACAATAACATTTACAAAACTGCTGAACTTGTTATTTTCTGCAAAGGAGATAGTCATCAAGCTTTATTTGATATGTGTAGTTCAGATGATTTTTATTATTTTAATTACCCTGCACTATCTCCAAGTAGCCAATGGGTGCAGAACAACTTTAAAAAAGGCAGGAGAGGGTTCTTTTTGGAATCTTACAAAGACCTTGACATATATTTAAAACCTAAATTTATAAGATGAAAGACGATATTAAAACTTGGATTCAATACTTGGACAAGTTAAAAACAAGGAAAGAAATTTACTTTAAGTACTTTGAAAGTCCTGTAATAGTAGCAGTAAAAGACAAAGAAGATGGAGTTGATTACCTTGAAAAATTTTACCAAAAAGAAATGGAAAGGCTTAATAGCTTTAGAGCAGATTTAGATAGGTTTAAGAATGAAATGTAAGAATTGCAAAGAAGTATTTGAACCGAAATGGTTTAATTGGAAGTTTTGTGATAAAGACCTTTGCCATAATTTAGGTGTTAAGGAACTTGTAAAAAAGGAAAGGGAAAAGAAAGCCAAGCAGGAACGCAAGGAAACGAAGAAAGCGAAGGAAGCACTATTGACCCATAGGGATTACCTAAAGCTATTTCAGACAGTATTCAATACCTACATTCGTGAAAGAGATAAAGACCTTCCTTGTATATCCTGCGGAAAGAATAATGAGAAACAATTTCACGCAGGGCATTATCGGTCAGTTGGAAGTTGTCCTGAATTAAGATTTGAGGAATTAAATGTATGGAGGCAATGTGCAACTTGCAACACTTACCTGCACGGAAACCTGATTGAATACCGAAAAGAGTTGATTAATCGCATAGGGGTTGAGAAGGTAGAATGGCTTGAAGGATACCAACCAAGCAATAAAATGCTGATACCTGAAATAAAAGAAAAGATTAAAGAATATAAAGCAAAGATAAACAGTTTAAAATAGTATATTTGTACGATGGAAAAAGAAAAGAAAGCACAACCAAATGTTGTATTAACGATGCCTGAGGCTGAAAAGAAAATAGCAAGGCAACGAAGTATTGAAATCTATGACGATTATCGAAGTCTATCAAAGTACATTCGTGACTTGATAGCTTATGACGCTAAACACAAAATTCTGTAAATTTGCATAATGGTAGACCACGATGTTCTCTTTGATTTATATCTTGAAAACACTATCTACTTTTATAACGATAAAGACGAAGAAATAGGATGCTTAGTAATATTGCACATCAGCCAACAGAATTGACAGAAGAAGAATCAGAATATACATTTATCTATTGGAATTAATGTGGATTTTAAACGTCATAATAATTGCAGCAATAGTTTTTTTTGTTGCACTTGCAGGTTTTGTAATTACTCTGATGATTATTTACAACTCTTACGGAGGCAAACCTGATGACAAATTAACACAGGAGCAGATTGATGAAATTTTAAAAAGAACATAATGGAGAAGGTAAAAATATCAGTTATAAAATCAAACCCTAACAACCCTCGTTTGATTAAAAGCCAAAAGTTTGAAAAGTTAGTTAACTCAATAAAGCAGTTTCCTGAGATGCTTGAACTAAGACCAATCGTAGTAAATAACGATATGGTTGTGCTTGGTGGTAATATGAGATTGAAGGCTTGTAAGGAAGCAGGACTTAAAGAAGTGCCAATAATCAAAGCAAGTGAATTAACTCCTGAGCAGGAAAAGGAATTTATTGTTAAGGATAATGTCGGATTTGGGGAATGGGATTGGGATATATTAGCCAATGAATGGGATTCTGAATTACTAAATGAATGGGCGATGGATGTACCTTATACGGATGACGATGTTGAGGAAATGAATAATCCAATGAATGAGCAAAGTGAAAAACCTTTTGCCACAGAATTAGATACTCAAAGTAATTATATTATATTAAAATTTGATACAGATATAGATTGGATTCAAGCTAAAACTATATTTGGATTAAAAACAGAAACTGCAAGAAGATCAAATGGTAAAGCTTGGAGTCAAGGAATAGGAAGAGTAATAAATGGAACAAAAGCAATAAAAAATATACAAAATGAAGGTTAAATTTTTTGCACCATCTTATAAAAGATCACAGAAGAGCATAACACAGATAAATTATCCTAACGTTAAGATAGTAGTTAGAGAAAGCGAAGCAGAGGAATATATAAAAAATGGAAATGACATAGTTGTTTGTCCTGATTCTGCTCAGGGAAATCTATGTAGAGTTAGGAATTGGATATTAGATAATTTATGTGATGATGCTGATTGCATTGTTATTGTAGACGATGATTGTTCATATATTGGACGATGGGAAGAGCAATCACAAATCAAATTTAATATGAATGATTTGGAGGAATTTTGTGAAAACATAGCCAATATAACAAAGGAAATTGGATTTCACTTTTGGGGATTAAATTGCGTAACAGATAAGGGAGCATACAGAGAGTACACACCATTTGGTACTTTACAATACATAGGAGGACCTTTTCAAGCACATTTAAAAAGTAGCAAAGTTAGATATGATGAAGAATTACCATTAAAGGAGGATTACGATATTACATTACAACATATACATAAATATGGGGGATGTTTAAGAGTAAACTTTGCTCACTACAATGTAAAACAAGCCGAACAAGAAGGAGGTTGCGCAACATATAGGAATTTAGATAAAGAGAAACAACAGTTCTTTGCGTTACAAAAAAAATGGGGAAAGGATGTAATAAAAAGAGATAAACAAAGTAAAAGAAGTTTTGATTTTAATCCGATTATGAAAACACCAATTAAAGGAGTATAAATGGACAAAAATGGACACATAAAAAAGAATGCAGTAATTCAAGCACTTGAAAAGAGTTTAGGAGTTGTAACAACTGCTTGCAAACAAGTTGGATTAGGAAGATCTACATTTTATGAATGGTTAGAAAAAGATCCTGAATTTGCTAAAAAAGTAACAGACTTACAGAATGTGGTATTAGATTTTGCAGAAAGTCAACTACATAAACAAATATCTGATGGAAATACTTCAGCTACTATTTTCTATTTAAAGACCAAAGGCAAGAAAAGAGGATATATTGAAAGAATAGAAACTGAAAACACTAACAAGAATCTTGATTTGTCCAACTTAACTGACGAAGAACTTGAAGAGCGATTAAAGCAGGCTAAAAGGGTAACGAATGGCTAACCTTGAAGAAGTAATAATTGAGGAAGAGATAGCAAGAAGAAAAGCGAGAACCAACTTAAAAGATTACACAAGCTATACTACAACGAATTTTGATTGGCAACCTTACCACAAAGTTTACTATGAAATTTTAGACAGGTTCGCAAAGGGTAAGATTAAGAAGTTGATGGTATCAATGCCGCCACAACACGGAAAATCGGAAGGTAGCACAAGGCGGTTACCTTCTTTTATGTTTGGTTTGAATCCTAATTTAAGACTTGCAGTAACATCTTACAACGCAACAATAGCAAGAAAATTTAACAGGGATAACCAAAGAATAATTGACACACCTGAATATGCTGCCTTATTTCCTGAAACCAAATTAAATTCAAGTAATGTCGTAACTGTGGCAAGTTCATTTTTAAGGAACTCAGAAGAATTTGAGATAGTTGGACACAAGGGAATGTTGAAAGCAGTTGGAAGAGGTGGAGCATTAACTTCTATAACTTTGGATTGCGTCATAATGGATGACCTTTACAAAGATTATCAAGAAGGTTCTTCTCCTGTAATTCGTGAATCTGCTTGGGATTGGTATACGTCAGTAGTTAAGACAAGGCTGCACAATGATAGTCAACAGTTAATTGTATTTACAAGGTGGCATGAAGAAGATGTAATTGGAAGAATTGAGGAAAACGAAAAGGTAAACGTAATTACTTCCTTAGATGACTTGGATTCATTCAACCCTAATGAATGGATGAAACTAAACTTTGAAGCCATTAAAACAAGCGAAAAGACTTCTATTGACCAAAGAGCAGTTGGAGAATCACTTTGGGAAAACAGACATTCAATTGAAAAGCTAACAGAAGAAAGAAGGATAGACCCTAACAAATTTGAATGTTTGCATCAGGGTAACCCAACTTCAAAGGAAGGATTGCTTTATTCAGGAGAATGGCGAACCTATGACCACATTCCTGAGAACGTAACCAAGAAAGGAAACTACACCGACACTGCTGATGCAGGTAACGATTACCTTTGTTCTATTTGCTACGATAGGGTTGGCGATGACATTTACATAACCGACATCCTTTACACAATGGATTCAATGGAAGCAACTGAGGTAATGTTGCCAAAAATGCTGAATGATAATGGAACAAAACAAGCAGACTTTGAAAGTAACAACGGTGGAAGATACTTTGCGATTAACGTACAAAAGAACACCAAAGCTGCAATCAATAGCTTTCATCAGTCAATGAACAAAGAAGCAAGGATTGTATCCAACTCAGCACAAGTCCAAAGGCATATTCTATTTCCAAAGGATTGGCATAACCGTTGGGGGATGTTTTGGAAGCACCTGACAGGCTTTAAAAAGAACTTCAGGGCAAATGCTCACGATGATGCAGCAGATGTGCTTACAGGCATAATTGAAAAGAATATAGTATTTAAAAATCCAACACAACCTAAATATGAAAATACACATACCAAGTTCCTCAAGGGAGATTCCACAGGCTTTAATGCAGCAACTTGGAACGCAGAGCGAAACGGAGCAGGTAGCGACTTTTTTTAAGCACCTACAAATAACGAAGGAACGATTTACTGAAGAAGATGCTTTGGCAGTATTGCTGACATTTTATGCTTATATCGGGAACGAGGACATAGGCGAAGCACCTGCAAAGATAACTTACAACGGAACTGATTACTTTGCTCCTGATGATTTACTTGACATTCCATTAAAATTCTTGATTGAGTTGGTTAACATAGATGTGAACTATGATACCAATGAATTTCTTTATGCAATTACTGCTTTAATTTACAGAAGGGATTGGACAAAACAGTTTAGCAAAAAAGAATATTTAGAAATGCAACCTGTTTTTTACGACGCACCTTTCATATTTTCGTTATGGAGTACGAAACTCTTTAATCAAATTATTGTAACTTTGCAAGAAAATTATCCAATACTTTACAAAGGAGAGCAAGGAGCAGAAGAAAGTGATGGAAGAAAGTTGTATGGATTGCTAAAAATATTAGCCAATGATGATGCAACCAAGATGGAGAAAGCTGAGCAAATGCCAATATGGAGAGCATTCACTTGGATTGAGCAAAGTAAAATAAACGAAATAAACCAAAAGAATGCAAACGTCAATCAAGCAAATTATAGAAAACATTAAAGTCCTTGTTGAAACCAACTTTACTGAAATCAACTATGTAGATTTTGAGAAATACGCAGATAAAGGACTTGACAAAACAGGGGTTCGTTTGATTTATTCTTTGGCAGATACAATGACCTTGAACCTTCAGGTTGATACCTTCGCTTTGAAGTTTGAAATGCTTGACTTGATCAACACTATTGACAACGAAGATGAACGAAGAAAGGAAGTAATATCTGATTGCTTTGGTATTTCTTCAATGTTTGTTGATTACCTTAAAAAGAACGGGTACTACTTTCCTGATAGTATTTCAGTCAACACAGTTCACAAAAGATACAAGGATGGATTGGGTGGAGTAGAATTTACAATCAACTTTGACCTTCAAAAAACCTGCTTAGTTTAATGGATTTTAAAAACCTTACAGAAGCCATAAAAGAATTTGGCGATGAATCAATAAAGTTTGCACAGATAAAGCTGCGAACAAAGGGATTTGCAGGCAAGAAATACAAGACCAACAACACAGGTAACTTATCAAAGGGGTTAGAATACCAAATAAAAGAAACCGATAAAGGTTTGGTGTTAGAGTTTTTGTCTGAGCAAGCATATGGTATTTTTATCGAAGAAGGAGTTAACGGAACTCAATTAAAAAGAGGTTCAAAATATAGCTTTAAGGAAACGACAAAGTATGCAAATATAGGTGCTATTATGGAGTACGTTAAAAGCGGAAAGTTTCGTTTAAAGAAAGTTTACACAAACAAAGAAGGTAACAAGGTAAACACATTTGTGGCAAAGACGCCTGAGAATGTAAAATCAGCAGCGTTTGCAATTGCAGCATATTTAGCATTAAATGGAATTAAGGGCATTGGATATATGTCCAAAGGAATGGAACAGGCTTGGGAGAATATGAAGCCTGAAGCAAACAAAGCATTGGCTAAAGACCTTTCTGACTTTATGTATTTAGATTTTAAAAACAAAGGTTTTAACGTAACACAAAAATCAACCTAATGGCAACAGTAGCAACATACACTAATACAAATCCTGACATTGGAATTTATGGACTTTACAATCCTTTTGCGGTAATAATTAGTGAAGCAACCACAGTAGAAAATCTCACGTTTAGAATTAGGGTATCAATAAAAGATATAGCAGGAACTGAAGTTGTCAGAGATGTAAATCCAATAGGTCAAACGGCAGTTGTAGAACCTTTCAAACTTTTGCAAGATACCTTCTTCAAATCAAACTTTGACTTCCTTTCACTATCACC